TGTGAATGTTTGTGCAGTCCAGTTCGCTCCATGTGCTTCAGCATTAGATCCAGTCTCATATGCAAATTCATATAATGTCATTATTTTAAACTGTGTATTGTAAATATACAGTCCCCCTTGTGAATGTCGAAGCTGTTGGAGGTGTTGCACTTGCCCCATATACAACATTTGCAACATAAGCCCCGCTCTCTGTTGTAAAATCATTTGTTACAAATATGTTTCCTCCAGAAATATGTGATCCAGATAAACTGTTCTGACTAAGTGTTACTCCATGTGGATCTATTGAATCAGTTGCATGTGTGTTATATGCACCACTTAGATCAGAGTGTGCTCCACTTAATGCTGTAATGTTTAAATTATCTTTATCCCAAACAGCATTAGCTCCACTAACAACTCCACTTGTAAATAAACTTGCTCCGCTTATCATATGATTTGCATCTATGCTAAGTAAATGTGCTCCAGATATAAATAAAGGCGAAACATCTGCATCATCAGCTTCCATATGAATTAAGTGTGTGCCTGCGCCTGGATTTCCTGTATGTTGGTGAATATGTAATATGTCTCCAGTAAATCCACCATTTGCTTCAAGTTCCATTGCTCCATCTGAAGGAGTTGGATTAGTCCATGAAAACTTCAATTGTTTTGCAGCCATATTAAATGCTGTATCTCCACTCGGATTTCCTAGATCATCTAATAAAACAGTTCCAGCAGGTAAGTTAGTCAACCCACTTCCATCTCCATAAACAAATGCTCCACTAATATCTCCTGTAAATTTAAGATCTGCTCCACTAACTGTTTGAGTTGCAATATGATTTCCTAAATTATCACCACTAACATTCCCACCACTTAGTGTGCCTGTAATTTCAAAATCTCCAACAACCTTTGCACCCGAAGCAATCTCTTTAGTAGAAATAGTTTTGGTTTTAATATGTGGATCAATATTTTCCCGAGAATTATCAAATCCTGTATTCCCTTGATCTGTAAACTTTTGAGTATTCCTAACTGGAGTACTAAATAAGTTATTTAAATTTTTTGGACGTGGCATAAATATATTAGAAATAAAGACTATAAAAATTTATGCACTTGTTACTAACTTAAAAGCTGCTCCACTAAAAAAATATAATTTTGCACCACTTATCTTAATTTCTCCATCAACTGCATTTGCATCTTCTGTGACATTAGATGGAACTATTAAAACCTTCGGAGCAAGAACTGTAGAATCTGCAGTGACCATTATGCAGCTTTAACGATTGCGAAATATACTTGCAATCCATTGGCCCCCGTCCATACTATAACATCATCTGCAACTACAACTGCGCCAGTAAGTGCAGTATCAATTGCTGTTGTATCACCAACATCATATGGTCCTAAAACCGTAATATCCCCAGCACCCATTTATTTTCTCCCAAGAATTCTTTTAGGTTCTTCCACAACCTCTGCTTCTTTGCCTAACTCTGCATCAATCTTTTCTTTAAACTCTTTATAGTGATCAGCATAATTTTTAGTTAGACCTTTAGCATGATTCAATCCCAATCTATATCTTGTTTCTTTTCCCATTTTATGCCGCCGTATTATCGATGAGTGTACATGCCTTCGGATTTTTTAATTGGGCCACTCCGACCTCCCACGCTCGAATAGTGAATTTAATTCCTGGATCTTCTATTGTGTTTACAGTTAGAGCCTTAGCCGTCTTCCATGTGCATGCTTCCTTAGCGACGATAACGAGAGCATAATCTGCAGTTATAGAATTCGACACAACAATATTTAATCCAAGAATTCGACCTACTCTTCCATTCCTAGTAACATCATCTGTAAAGAACTGACCTGCATTTCTTACATTAGGATTACCTAAGATATTCCTAAAGTCCTTAGGATTCAATAATAAAAATCCTCCTTCTGGATTATAATTAGATTCTGATATTGCTTGCTTTGCTGCAAGTATATTATCTATTGGATCTCGATTTGCAATTGTTGCTGAGTCCCATTCATTCCCAGCTGTAACACTAACACTGTTTATTGTACTTGCACTCTGACTCTCTGAGATAACATCCCATATATCTTCATCAACACTTTTTGTAACTCCACGAGCTATCCTTAATAATGTCCTAGCAATAACATCAACGTCATCAGTTGTCGCATCTTCCCAAGAAACAACTCCTTCAAAAGCATGTTTAACCAAACGTTTACTATTCTCAGTCCAGCCAACTTCTCCATATGGAAAGTTTGCTAACCTACTTACTCCTTTAACAGTCCATGCTCCAGCACCGGATAGATCTGCAGCATCTTCAACAAAATAAGTTTCTTTCCATGAATTAGAACTTTGAACCAAACACAATTGCTTCATAGTATATTCTTGTAATGCAAATCCAGTAACTACTTTAGAAACATTCTCCGCTCTAAGATCTGCCATTCCTGTAGTATCTGCCATTAATAAACACCTACTGCAACTTGTATAACTTCGTCAACTGATCCAGTTTCCAAAGCTATTCCAACTGCTGCTCCTGCAGCAATTTCTGCTTCAACTGCATCTCTAATTAAATTTGCTCCACTCATACAAACATGAGCTCCTAATGTTACAGCCACACTTGAATTTACTTTTAAATCAAATATTCCTTTTGTATATAATCCTAACCTAGTTTGACCATCAGAAGCAACTTTCTCAGATGCAGCAATTCCAGCAAACACTTCATTGTCTACAGCAGCACTTGCACCAGAACATGCACGAGGATCTATAGTTTTCATAAGAGTTCCTTTAGCTACAGCTTGTGCATCAGCAATAGTAAAATCTAGAACTTCACCTCTATTTCCTAACAACTCTACAATAACAGCCTCATTTGCCATTATGTATTATGAAAAACTATATATTTAAATGTTTCTATTACAAACTGTTTCTCTCATTTCACGTACAAAGGGATTAACAACATTCTGAACTTCGCATTCTGCATCAACTAACTTGTATTTATACCAAGCCCACCCGACAAAAAAACACGAAAAACCATAAATTAGTGCAATAATCATGGTAACCATTACATCGAGTGAGCTTATCCCATAGAATGCTATTAAGTATTTAAAGTAACTGCTTACCCCATACCCTTTATCAAAGTACGCTTTCCATAACATAAGTTTATAATGCTTCGGCGTCATGTTCATTCATATTATCTTCTTTAATTCCAATAGGGTAAACTCCAACATTGTTCTTATAGATTATCCTTTTAGGAAGATTCTGATTTAGATCTGGAAACTTCTTTGCTCCTAGCATTTTACGTAATACCATTAATCTTTTCTGAAATCTATCTACAACGAGGTGTTCCTGACTATCCCAAATCATATTCATTGCTTCTCCTAAACTTTCTTTAGGCATAACAAATTCCCATAACTGAATTGGTCGAACAGAGAACTGAACATTATACTCTCCCTTCATCTTTCCTTTAGGAATTTTGTAAGGAAAGTATTGAGCTTGGAGATCATTAATAAAGCGATCAACATCATGTTTGATCCCACGTGTTATTGTGTACAAGTGCATCTTCTAAAAATAAACACCCCCTTATATTTTCTTTGTATTGTAAGATCCCACTCATGATCATCTGCTTATCTATATCTATATATATCTTCTCATGCTCTAACAATTCCAACCCCATATCTATCACAATACTTAATGTCATATATGTCCCAAGGTAATAACCAAACAATCCACAAATCAACATTCCTAATAATGCGATAACAAGGTATATCCTTTTCTGTCTCATAATAGTTTTAAGTCAGCTTCTCCGGATAGAACTTTGTTTGCAAAATCTTCTGGGCTCTCTTCTTCTTTCTCAACCGCACCACCATGACTCCTTCCAGCTAAAGTATTTTCAACCTGTAATTTTTCATACTTCTTAATTTTGTTTTCCATTTCCTTATTTGCTTTCTCCAGTCTGTTAGCTGCTTCCTCTGCTCTTGTAACAATTGTATCTTCTGATGATTCTTCTGCTTTTTTATCTTTGAACTCATCATGTATTGTATCTATATCTTTCTTTGTTTCTTCTTCAACTTCCTCAACAACTTCTTCATTACTTTCTTCTTCTACCATATTTAAAACCTCCGTCAATTTTCTTTAATCTTAATTCTAATCTTGTTAATACTCTTGAATTATTCTCAACAATCTTTTTCAATGCTCTTGAACTTTTGAATCTATCATATATTAATATTGCTCCTACAACAACTTCGAATCCAAAATCCTTTAACAGACTTATTATAAATATTATTTCTTCATTCATCATTGTGTTTTTCCCGGCTCAACATTTATATCATCCTTGTTTGTAACATCTGAATCTTTCTTCTCATCATCTACTAGTTCTGGTTCTATCGACGCTGGGAACTCTAAATCAATCTTAACTCCAGTTTGTAATTCCAATGCAGCTTCCAACCATCTTTGTACTCTTTCTATAGTTTGTTGAAATGCTAAGTATATAATTTTACTTGATGCCTCAGTTACTCCTTCAGCCCATCCCATGACAACTTCTGGCACGCCAGAAGAAGTGGTGAATACCCGGATGAGGTATTGCAGCCATGGGAGAGGATCTAAGGTTTGTGAATTTGGTAGAGCGAAATGAATCATATTCTTAATATCAAATGTATCTTTTGGAACTATGATAGGTTCTGATTTCTGATAAGCTTGTTTCCATTTTGCTTTAACTGTTGCAATCTCAGTTGCATCATCTGTATCAACTGGGATGATCTGAACAGGAACAACATTTCTATGAACTGCAGTTTTTAAATCTGTCATAGATTCATTACGCATTTTTATCAAAGGCTCTAGTTTCTCCCCAATTGGAATTCCGTGCATTTCATCTGCTATACGATCCCATGCTAAATGAAATATCGATTCCTTCTTAAATGGAATTAAGACTTTCTTATTATTAACTTGCGCAACTTGTTCATATCTTTTCAACATTCCTTTTTTATCGATTATGATTCTGATACTTCCTGGATTTAAGGGTTTTAAGTTTATCAAACGTCCGGCCTTATCTTTAATAATTTCTGCAAATGCATCTCCAGCAATAAATGCAGTTCTTAATAGGTTTTCTAAAATAGAGTTAAAGTCATCTTTACCCCATCCCTTAATTTTACTCAATTGCTTCATGGTTCTATTATCTGCTTTATATCCACGGCCAACACTCCAACTTGCGAGTTTATCAACAACTGCTTGGAACTCTGGAATGGTCCTATAATACCCATGCCACTTTGTAAAGTCTGGTTGGTAAGTTGATTCACTTGCACCACTTGCTCCGTCTGTATCTAAACTCCCAACTTTAAACTGATCTGTAAAAACATTGACATCTCCTGCCTGTGTCATGTTATCCCAATTCGTAGAACTAAGGTCTGTATTATCAATCGCACTAATCTTTGTATCCGCCATATGTGAGATTAAGTGAAAACGTGTTTATAAAGCTATCTACTATGCTTTAGTTCCAAAAATTTCAAAAACAACATCACTTGTTCCGCCTAAAGTCCAGGTTACTCCTGCATCATTTGATTCTCCCCAATCCCCTCCTCCATATGTTCCTGTTGTATTATCAATTTTTGCATGCACAGAATTAGTTGCATCTCCATCTAATGCTTTTAAAACTATTGCATATTTAGTTGATGCTAATAATTTGATTATAGGACTCATTGTCAGTATCTTTTCTTCTCCAGCTGCATTATCTGTTAAAGCATTTCCATCTAATATACTTGAACATAAATCATCTCCTTTTGGTTTTCCATTAACATCAATATTTCTTATTGTTACTGTAAATGTCCCAGGACTTCCTTCTCTATAAAGAAATAATTTAATCCTACTTAAATTCATATCTTCATTTTCTCCAGTATTTCCAATTGTAAAAGTTTGAGTTGGCCAGTCATTTCCATCTGCTTCTGTATTTGAATCTCCATTTCCCTCTGGACTATAAAATTCATATCTTATTTCATCCCCTGTATCTTCTTCATCAATTTTTTTACTAAAACCCAATCCTAATTCACTAGATCGTTTAAAAATATTTTTTACTATTGGAATGTTTAATGCCATTATGTAGAATTTGAAACAAAACTTGTTCTTTTCTGGTCTTTTAGAATTTCAACAATCTGTCTTACTCTTTCAAATAATATATTAACCATATCTTCTGCTTCTACTCTTGAAGTATAACCAGACATATTCCATTGAATTGCATAAATTGCAGCAAGGTTTGAACAAGCTTCCTCCAAAATTAATTTAATATTTGAATCATATGAAGCATAGTTTGCAACAAGATCTTCTCTTGTTACCGTAGACAAATACGCTTCAGCTTGAGGTATTACAGAATCCCATTTCTCTTCAGTTGATGCTCCAGACATTGTCCATTCTAAATTAACATTCTGTCCAGCTTTTAATATTGCAGCTCCAGATATACATAAAGTTCCCATGGTTTTTCTACGCAACGAATAGTTTTAAACCTTTCGCCATTACACACCACGCTCCTCTAATCGCAGCTTCACAGATATGTGAATATCTTCCATAGATTTTAAGATTATTCTCTGCAGTATATTCATATTGTATTGATAATAAACTACGTTGAAGATCTGAATGTTTTAACATC